CCGGCTGGGAGTACATCCGAGGCGTCCCGCGCTGGGCGCCGACAGTAGAGAGCGCCATCTCCGAGCTGACGTACGACAAGTACGGCCAGGAGTACGAGGAGGCGGTCGCCAAGCTGATGGACATCGCGCGAGCAGCGCAGCGCGACTGCGCCGACCGACTGGCTGAAGCCGGGCACGCCGAGGCGGCGGCCCTGATCTTCCCCACCTACCCCGAGGAGAACGAGCAGTGAAGATCGCCATCACCATCACGGTGGACGTCAAGGACCCGGCCGACTGGACCCTGGCCTTCGGGCTGGAGGGTGCAGCGAAGATCCGGCAGGACGTGAAGGACTACGTCGGCACCAACGTGCAGGGCCTGCGTGTGTGGGACGAAGTCGAGGCGGAGGTGAGCTGGAAGTGACTGACTTGATCGTTGGACTGAGTGGCTACGCCAGGTCCGGCAAGAACACGGCGGCCGACGCGCTGATCGAACGAGGCTGGAGGCAGGCGGGCTACGCCGACAAGCTGAAGGACTTCCTGTACGCGGTGAACCCCTTGATCCCTGGCCACTACGGCGCCGGGAGCCTGCGCCTGCGAAGGCTGGTCGATCAGACCGGGTGGGACTACGCGAAGACGGCGTACCCCGAGGTGCGTGCCCTGCTCCAGCGCACGGGCACCGAGGCCGGCAGGCAGGTGCTCGGCGACAACGTCTGGATCGAGGCGCTGTATGCCTCGCACGCTGACGCGACGGGCCTGGTCGTGACCGACGTCCGCTTCCCCAACGAGGCGCAGGCTGTCGTCGACCGAGGCGGCGTGATGATCCGAGTGGAGAGGCCGGGTGTCGGCCCGACCAAGGACAAGTACGGCCGAGCGCATGTGAGTGAGACCGCGCTCGATGACTGGCCCTTCGACCACGTCCTGGTGAATGACGGCACGGTCGACGAGCTGCACGCCAAGCTGCACGGCGTCGCCGAACTTGTGCAAGTGTGAGCGTGTGATACTGTGACCATCAGAACGATCCGAGAGCTCGACGAACTGCCCGATGGCACCGAGATCGAGATCCAGGACAAGCGAGACACGCCCCTCTTCAAGCGAGGCGGCGACTGGTACAGCCCAAGCAAGACGGCGACCCAGAACATGATCGCCTACGTCAACACCCGGCGCTGGGGAGTGCGGGTCATCAAGCAGGAGGAGGACGAGAGTTGAGGATCACCCCCCGAGCTCACGAGATCAAGAAGGTGGTCGACATCCTCGAAGACCCCACCTTCGACAGCCCGGAGCAACTGGCCAAGGCTGTGATCAAGGAGGTGGGGGACATGCTCCAGATGCGGGACCTGTTCGTGATGGTGCACACCTGGGCGGACGGCAGCAAGGGCCTGAACTTCGGCCCCTTCGGCGCCGTCGCTGAGGCGGAGACCTTCGCCAAGAAGATGAGCTTCGGTGGCACCGGCAAGGTAGTACCCCTGACGTCGTCGGGGATCATGCTCGCCAACCATGATGGCAAGAAGGACGGGTGGCCCGGCTACTGCTGGAACCCTGAATGTGGACACGCCCCCTGGACCCACGCGGTGGACGGTGCAAGCCGTGGCAAGTGCCACCTGGTGACGTGCAACTGTGACAAGTTCAAGAAGGATGACCCGAGCCTGAAGGCCAAGAAGAAGGCGCCCGCGAAGGCCGGCGCCTCGAAGGGAGTGAACGAGCTCTGAGCTGCAACTGGAGGCCGTGCGAGTGCGGCAACAAGCGAGACTTCATGACCAAGCACAACGCCGAGAAGGCACTGGGCAAGGCCCAGGCCAAGCGGAACCGACAGGGCGAGGCACGCGGCACCATGCGGGGCCTGAAGGTGGAGAACCGCGCGTACCTCTGCGAGGAGGGCGGCTGGCACCTGACTTCGGAGAGCCGCCGCAAGTTCGAGGACCGCAACGCCAACACCATGCACCTGACCTACCGATGAACACGACGAGAGGAGACCGGCAAGTGACGAACGGATGGGACTGGGTGGCTGAGGGCCAGCGCCTCGCTGAGGCAGCACGCAAGGTGGACATCGAAGCCATCAAGGCGGAGTCGATCGTGTTCGAGGGACCGCTCGACTACCTGAAGGCGACCGAGCCGGCGCCCGAGGTGGGCGGGTTCGTGAGTGAGATCCACACCCTGAAGAACGAGGTCGACATCTGCCGGGCCGGCCACTGCGCCTCCGGGTATGCGGCCGTCCGCCTGGGCGACGAGGTGAAGCGGCTGAGGGCCGAGCTCGCCCGACTCCAGAGCGCGCAGCCCAAGACGGTGGCCGCCCTGCACGAGGCCCTGACTCACCTCGGGGAGGGTGTGTAAGTGACGCAGAACATCGGACCGCTTGAGCCGGTCACCGACGAAGACATCCTGATCGTCTACGGGTTCCACCAGGCCCGCTCTCACCCCGAGTTCAACCGCGACAACGTCTACACCCTGCACGGAGTCGCCGCCTTCGGCCGACTCAACGGACGCCAGCCCAAGCGGGTGTTCCACACCGGCCTCGGCCTGAGCCGGGAGGCAGACCGACTGAGGCGCGAGCTCTCCAAGTTGGAGGGCAAGTACGGCACCGAGATTCACCACGTCAACGAGCTCTACATGTACGAAGAGGAGATCCCCACCCCGTGACCGACATCCAGACCCGCAGTGACGTCACCGTCGAGCTCGTCAAGCACAGCGCGACCGACTCCGACGTAGCCACCGCGGCCCGAGTCTCGACCATCGGAGGCAGTCACGAGAACACCGTCGACCTGGCCCGCGACAAGGGCCTGATCAACTACCTGATGCGGGACCGGCACGGCAGCCCCTTCGAGCACACCTCGTTCACCTTCTACGTCGAGGCCCCGCTGTTCGTGGCCCGCGAGCACATGCGTCACCGCGCCGGCCACTCCTTCAACGAGGAGAGCGGACGCTACAAGGAACTGGCCCCTGTCTTCTATGTCCCCGGCCCTGAGCGCAACCTGATCCAGGTCGGCAAGCCCGGCGCCTACCGCTTCGAGCCCGGCAACCCTGTCCTCGGCCTCCTGACCCGCAGCACGATGGACGACGCCTACCGCGCCGCCTACGACTACTACCAAGACCTCCTCGCCTCCGGCGTAGCCCGCGAGGTGGCCCGCATGGTCCTGCCGGTGGGCATCTTCACCTCCTACTACGTCACCACCAACGCCCGCAGCCTGATGCACTTCCTCGGACTGCGCACCATCAGCCAGGCCGCCGCCTTCCCCTCCTTCCCGCAGCGCGAGATCGAGATGGTCGCCGAGAAGATGGAAGACCACCTCGCCGAGCAGATGCCCCTCACCTACGCCGCCTTCAACAGGAACAAGCGGGTGGCACCGTGAGCGAGAGCCCCATCGTGAGCGTCGAGTGGCGCCGCACCAAGTGGACGCCCGCCGAGCGGGAACGCCTCGCCCGCCTACTTCTCGGGCCGATGGCGCGAAAGGAGTGAAGTAGGTACAGTTACACACGGCGCCCCACCGCCCCCCGAGTCTCCTGATTCGGGGGGCTTCGACGTATCCGGATGCAGTCAAGAGAGGGAGACCATGACCAGCAAGACCCTTCCGCGACAGCGCAAGGCGCTCCGCGTAGCCATCTACCTGCGTGTTTCCACATCCAAGCAGCTCGATGGCTACGGCCTCGATGTGCAAGACGAGCGATGCCGCGAGTGGGTCGACTACAAGCTGAAGAACATCCCGCACACCCTCGTGGACGTCTACTGCGACGGGGGAGTGTCGGGAAAACTTGCACACCGCGAAGACTTGGACCGCCTGACGGCCGACATCGAGGCTGGCCTCATCGACGTGGTCGTCTTCGCCAAGCTCGACCGCATCGGCCGCACGATGCGCAACATCCACCGCTGGGTCTACGACGTGACCGACCATGGCGTCCGCGTCGCCACCGCGGACGGACGCATCGACTCCGACGACGACATGTTCGGGATTCAGCTCTCCCTCCTGGCGTACATGGCCGAGGTCGAGCACGCGCTGATCCTGGAACGCACGATGGGCGGCCGGGTCAAGAAGATCTCCGGGGGAGGCTGGGCCAGCGGCACCCCGCCCTACGGATACATGCTCGACGAGGATGGCGAGCCCGTCATCAACCCCGCCGAGCTCAAGCAGATCGAGATGTTCGCCAACCTGGCCGTCGACCGGAAGCTGTCGCGAGGTGAGGCCGCCAAGGAGATGAACGAGGCCGGCCACCGCACCCGCACGGGCAAGCTCTGGGAAGGCAACAACCTGATCCTCCGTATGCGCCTGGCCGTGCGCGGATACGTCGACTTCACCTTCTCCGGCATGAACGAGGACGGCGAGGAGATCACCACCTCCTACCGGCTGGAGCTGCCCCCTCTCTTCAAGGACGAGGCCCGCCGCAAGGCCGTGGAAGCCGTCCTGGAGGACATGAAGGGCGCCCCCCGGACCACGTACAGCAACCACCTGCTCTCCGGCCACCTGATGAGCCAGTGCGGCCACAGTCGGTACGGCGTAGCGCGCTCCGACTACAACGACGTGATCTACCGGTGCTCGAACTCGGCCACGCTCGCCGAGGGCCACACCTGCAAGCAGATACCCGGCAAGGAGACCGAGGGGTACGTCTGGGGCGAGGTCGCCAAGCTCCTGTCGAACCCCGAGGAGATCATGGGGCTCGTCGACGAGTGGCTGGGCTCCGTCCCCGACCGCGCGGAGTCCTACCGGGCCCGGCTGCAAGAGATCGACACCAAGCTGAACAAGCTCCGCACCACCCGACGCAAGAAGATCGCTCTGCTCGTCGCCTCCCTCGACGAGGACGACGACGAGGACCAGAAGCTGATCGACGAGCTGAAGACGGAGATCGCTTCCAAGGAGAAGGAGCTCCGCGAGGAGCAGGAGCGCATCACCGAGTGGCTGGAGGAGGCCGAGCACAAGGAGGAGCGAGCGGACGGTATGCGCTCGGTCATCGACCGGATCGGTGCCAACGTTCAGGATCTCTCCACCCCCGACAAGAAGCGGATCTTGGAACTGCTTCAGGTGCGGGTCGACATCGTCGGCGAGAGCAAGTCCGGCCGGGCAGGTGGCAGCAAGGACCCGATGCTGGAGTGGCACCGCGAGAAGGGGATGACCATCCCGCTCGGGATCTCCGACGAGCAGTGGGGCCGGGTCGAAGGCATCCTGGCAGGAGGACGGAAGCCCAAGACTGAGGACCGGGCGTGCTTCGAGATGCTTCTGGAGAAGCTGCGCGAGAACAAGGGGTGGCACGACTACGACCGCGACGAGCGCATGGGCGGGAAGGGCTGGGGCTTCTTCTACCGGCTCGCTCGCCGCTGGTTCTCGGAGGGTATGTACGCCCAGGCCCTGGAAATTCTCGCCCCGTACGAGGGAGCCGCAACTCCTACTGACTACACTCTGCCTGCCATGAAGATTTACGGTGTGATTGACGATTCGGCGGAGGATCAGATGAAACGTGAAGCGGGCGGGCCTACTCTCTCCACCAAGGGGATTCGCGCAACCGCTTCAGGTTTCGAGTTCGAGATCGGCAGCGCGAAGACCGCCTGACCTGCAACAACAAGAAGCCCCCGCCACATGGCGGGGGTTTCTTCATGTCCGGGGACGGCCTGCCAGCACAAACTGCACACCGAACCTCACCACCCTGCGCGCCTCATTTCATGCAGAGACGTGCATACCCGCGTTTGTGGGTAGACGGCTGCGGGTGACCCTCGTACGGTCGATGTCGAGGGGCCCAGCGAGGGGCCACAGACCAGGGGGTTCCGCATGGCACGCGAAAAGCTGACTCGGCTCACCGGCGACAGTGACGACAAGTGTGGGCAGGGTGACTGCCCGAATGTCTACCGCACCGAGAGTGGGTCGTTCGTCGTGCAAGGCGACGTGTCCGACGCCTTCACGCCGCCGCAGGGCGAAGGGCTCGTAGAGATCCCCGAGAGCGTTCTTCGGGAGGCTGTCCGTGCTCTTGGATGGTGACAACTGGCAGGCCAAGTTCCGCGACTTCCAGACGGAGGCGTGGCGACTGGAGACCCTGCCGCAGTACCTCGTACCGCAGGAGGCCGAGGAGTTCGAGGCGTTCAAGGCGGGGGCCCGGTTCCCCGGCCCGTACGTGGATTCCTGGACAGAGATGGTCAGCACCCGGAACGTGGGCCGCGTCCACATCGTCCGGCGCCCGTTGGGCGACTACCTGCGGTTCGAGTTCGAGCGGTACTACCAGCACCAGGCGCCGGCGGGTGAGGACATCCGCATTCTCGACCTGACGGACCGCCCCAACCCGCTGCCGGACGACGTCGGCGACTACTGGATGTTCGACCGCTCGACGGTGGTGCTGATGCGCTACGAGGACGACGGCAGGCAGATCGGCCGAGAGCTGTACGAGGGCGATCCGGCGCCGTTCATCGAGTACCAGCGCATCGCCGTCGCCGAGTCGGTCCCTTTCCTGGAGTACGTGAAGAGCGAGTGACCTTCGAGCCCGAGGAGCTGGGCAAGTCCCGGCAAGAGCTGGGCTCCACGCTCCGAGAACTACGCAAGGCGGCCGGTCTCTCCGGGGACCGGCTCGCCGCGCGTTGCGCCATGTCGCAGTCCAAGGTGAGTCGCATCGAGAACGGGCAGACTCGGCCGACCCTTGTCGACATCGAGGCGATTCTTACTGCCCTCGAAGCCCCGCCCGCAGTGGTGGCGGAAGTGGCTGCGCTCGCCCGTACGGCCAACACCGAATGGCAGGACGCGCGGGGCCTCCGCAGGAAGGGGCTCGACAAGAAGCAGCGGGAGTTGGCGGGGCTCGAAGCGTCGTCGGCGGAGTTCCGGTTCTTCCTGCTCTCGATGATCACCGGACTGCTCTCGACCCCGGAGTACATCAGGGCGAGCCTGGCCCACATCCCTGGCGACCACAGCAAGGCCATCGCCCGGAAGCTGGAGCGGCAGGAAGTCCTGTACGACCGCTCGAAGCGGTTCACGTTCCTGTTGACCGAGCAGGCAGCACGGTCCCCGTTCCTGGCTCCTCATGCGATGGCCATGCAGCTCGACCGGCTCGCCTCGCTCACGCACCTGCCGAACGTGCGGCTCGGCGTGATCCCCCTGGGCGCCCCGTTGCCAGGATGCCCGCTGAACACCTTCACGATCTACGACGATCGGTTGGCCACGGCGGAGATGTCCACGGGCGTGATGGTGTTCCGCGACCCGAAGGACGTCCGGACGTACGTCGAGGAGTTCGCCGGGTACGAGGGGTGCGCGCTCTTCGGCGAGGAGGCGAGAGCGAAGCTCGCCGAGTGGTCCGCCGCCTGTCGCGCGTGAGTTCATGCCACAACGCGACTGAACCGCCACCCCACCCGCATCTCAGGCGATGCTCATCCCGAGATACGAAGTCGGGGAGGTCGCGCAGGATGAGCACACCGAAGACCACGATGACCGGGCCGGTACACCTTGCGGCCCCAGTTCGGGAGCCGGACCCCGTAGGGAGTTGTCGTCAGTGCCTCGGTATCGCCGTGACCCGAGCCAACGCCCGGTCGGTCGGGGACTACTCGAAGGCGTCAGATGCGAACGTCGTCCTCCGGACACACCTGCGGGAAGACCACGGGGCCGAGTGATGACCCCCTCCGTCATGCGTTTCGTGACGCACCGAATTACGCAGCACCCGGACACCGACGTCACCTTCGAGGCCGAGTGTCTGACATACGAATGCGGCTGGACCGCCACGCCATCGACGGAGGGTGGGGAGGTCGACGTCGAGTGCATGAGCCACACCGGCCTCACGGGACATGCAGGCTTCCGGCGCCTGTGTACGTCGTTCGCCTTCGTCGTGCGCGACAAGTAGAGCTCCGGCACTCTCGGGACGGCGAGCAACACTCCGAGGGTGCCGGGCACAACCCCTGAGACCGACCCCGCCCTTGCAGTCCTACCCCGTGGCGCTCGGGCGGGGTCTCCGACGCAAAGAAGCCCCCTACCCATGTCGGGTAGGGGGCTCTTCCGTGCTTACCGGACGGGGCAGGCGCCGGTCGCGCAGTCCTCGTCCGTGCCGTCCTCGATCGAGGTCACGGCGTAGGTGTTGAACTCTTCCTCGGTGATCCGCTCGTACGGAGCCTGCGCTCGCGTGCCGTCCGGCATCAGGGTCGTGCCCTTCAGGTCCGGCAGCCAGCTCTTGATGAGCGTGGCAGCCTCGTCCACCGAGTACTTGCCCTCCGGGAAGTTCACGGTGAAGCTCACGGCGTTGTCCGCGTACTCCGTCTGGTACATGGCCTGGAAGGCGAGCATCGCGGAGAGGTCGACCTCGTCCGCGGACTCCACGATCTCCGGGTCGTAGCCCATGGCCTCGACCTCGGCGACCAGCTTCTCCTTGGTCGGGTAGGCCACGACCATCGTGTTGCCGGACTGGTCGTAGATGCACGGCTCGACCAGGTGGCCGGCGTTCATCGCGTCCTGGACCATCGCGACCTGGGCCGGGTCGGTCATCGAGAAGCGGACGCGACGGTTGAAGTAGCGGGCGTAGATGGTGTGCACGCCCTCCGTGACGCCGGGCATCTTCGCGATCGAGCCGGTCGGTGCCACGGTCGTCACCTTCACGGGCTCGGGGATGCGGCGGTCGAAGGCGTACTCGCGGGCCTGCTCGCGGACCGTGTCGTACCAGTCGTTGAGCAGGTTGCGGAACCAGTACGAGTGCG